AAGACTTAGGACTATATGATTTATTAGAAAATAGTCCTAAATTAGCAATAGGAATGTTAGTTAAGAACCCTGATAATAAATACGACAAAGGGGTATATATGGTATCAGGTATGAAAGAAAAAACCCCAGGAGTTATAACAGAAGTTCTAATTGCTGCGGTTGATACAATTACTAATGAAGATGGCAGTAAGGAAGAAGTTTTAATGGTAGATGAAATAGAATCCGAATTTCTTTTAGAAGAAATAACATATTGGAACGTTGATAATAACTTCGATTATGTTTCAGTTTTATATATCTTTGCACTTTATATGAAGGAATACGCTTTAAGGAAAATGTTGGATGAACCAAAAGAAGGTAATGATCTCTTAAAGCAGGTGTATGAAGGCATCAAGCAAGAGATAAAAAATTTTGAACACGAAATATATACGTACTGATGGCGACACCAAGTAATTATTTTATAGACGAGAAGCTTCCAGGCTCCGTCCACGAGTTGACAAAATTTGTATATAGTACAAAGGAAAAAGGTCAGCATGACAATCTTATTTTGCGTACTGTAACAGATTTGGTAGCAAACCAAAGTAGATCTGATCAAGAGCAAAAAAGGATGTTTGAAAACATGAACATCCATATGGGACGTTGGCTAGATATCAAGTCAGATAGTGTCATAAATATAAGATTGGACGACAAAACCACTATTTCATATGGGAGAGATAAAGTTCACAACTTCCCGTATCTTAACTTAGTCACAGGTGGAATTGCTAGTGACTTTAAGAATAAGCCGAAGAAAGAAAAGATAATTGATCATTCCAAAAATGCTATGTTATCTCGAAAAGAGAGACAGAAGGCTGTTATAAAAAATAAACTTCAAGAGATATTTGTAAAACCACTTGTAGCGCAGGCAACACAACAAGTAGATGCTAAGTACGGAGACCCCCTAAACTTAGGAGAAGAAGAATTGTCACAAAGACAATCCGATATAAACAATATCGTAACATCTTCTTTATCTGATGAAGTCAAAAACCTTATGGAGAATGACAAGTTAGATACCGAAGCACTTATGATGCGATTGAAAGAGATTTCATACATGAGAAATGATATGGATGATAAATTTAACGTAGGAATCGATTTCATGATAACTTGTGGCGAAGAAGCCTATAGGAAGGAGATAGGTTTCAAGGAAGTTTATATGAAACCTATTTCTATTCCTGATTTATCGTATGATTTATCATATAGTAGTAACTTTTTTGAAGATGGTCTTTGGGCAAACGAAAGAAACTATCTTTCACCCATGGAAGTAGTCCAGGAATGTTACCACGTACTAAAAAATAAAGATTGGGATACAATACATAGGATGTTCACTGCAATACCTACAGGCGGACTTCATGGAACAGATGCAGATGTTGTTTATAGCAGGTTAGGAGGAGCAAATATAGACCAAAGCCAAAGCTATACCATTCCTATCCGTGGCGGCGTTGTAGATCACGCAGCACAAGAGTTTGTCCCATCAATGATAGATGGAAGAAATGGTATGTTGTGGGCGTCGGCATTCATGAATAAGATGGGAGGTGCATTAGCGGAAAGAAGAATGGGTTTAGCAGTAGAGTATCCAACTTGGAGATGGACCGTTCCTGCGGTAATTGTCACAAGAGTTGTAGGGAATAAGTTAGTAGAGTTTGTTAGAGGTGAACATTACCGTTTTGATAAAATGAATGGTGATATAAAAATACGGGATACTGTAATGCCGCAGACTTTTTGCGCTAAACGATATGCAGGATTTCTTTATGCAGACATGGGTCCTGTTATTGGACAGTACACAGATCCATATGATACGTCAAAGCCAAAGCTTAATATATATGGCGGTGTTTACAATAATATGATGAACAACGTCAAGAACCTATCTATGATGGATCCTGCAAAGATTTATCAAATGAGATTTAACAATATACAAGAATCTATAGGTGAAGCAATACAAAGTAACCTTGGATCAGTATTACTAGTAAATAAGAAAACGTTCGATGGTTCAGGTGGTCCACAGGGATTTTTTGATATGCTTTACAAGTTAAAGACAATTGTAACAGAAGACGAAGAATTTGGCGGTAATGAAAAAAATGCAGGAACAAGAGCAGTATTAATGCAATCCGGTATATCAATACCTGAATATACATCACTTGCCCAATATTATGAGCAGATGATGATCAAAACATTAATGTACAATCCTGCTAAGATGGGAGGAAGTGGACAGTATGAGAACCAGGCAAATATACAAGCGTCATTAGCGGCGCCGGACAGACAACTAGATAGGTATTATAAAACAAACTTGCAGATACGTAAAAATACCATGCAGGGATTAACACAAGCAGCATTTATTACCTATATAGATAATGAAGAAATGCTTGAAAACTATCTTAACGAATCATTGATGGCACACTATAAAGGTAATTATGATGAATTACTGGGAACCATTTTTGAATATAAAGTAGAATCATCTGTTGAAGATATTCGAAACCTAGAGAGAGCAAAAGAGATGCTTTTAAATTATATGGCTACAGGTGGTAACTTTGAAACAATGACCGAAGCCATAGAATCAAAGGATATGCCTAGCCTTAAAGAAAAAGCGAAGGCAGAGAGACTTTACACAGAGCGCAGGGAGATGGAGAAACGAAGACACGAACAAGACTTAGCTGCCCAAAATAATGCTTCAGCAGAGAAAAGACAGACAGAAGTACTTGATAGGCAGTACGAGTTAGAATATGAGAAAATAGATGCAGGCAAGGAGAAGGCATATATTAACTCAATGCAGATGGCAAATGCTAATGACATCAATGGAGACGGTAAAGCTGATCAAATACAGAGAGACGAGGAGAATAGATTATTTGAAAAATCAATGCATGATGATCAAATGGGTATCGAAAAAGAGAAGTTAGAGATAGCTAAAGAGAAAGTAAATGCTGATATTTATAAGGCAGATAAAATGGCAGAGAACAAAAAATCAGAAAAAAAATAAACTTTTTTACACAATATTAAAAAATAATAAATACCTTTGCAATGGAAAATGAATTTTTAGGGTTTGAAAGTAATTTTGATACAGTGATATCTACTGTATATAACGATACTAAAGAACCCGAAAATACAGGCGAATCTCCTTCGCCTGTAACGACAGCCGGAGATGAAAAACCGGAAGTTCAAACGGAAACAACAGAATCAAAAGAAGTTAAAGTAGAAACAGCAGTTGTAGAAACTCCTGCAGTAGAAACAGAGACTAAAAAAGATGAACCTAAAATGGTTCCGTATAATGAACAAGCACTTCTAAAAGAGTTATCAAACTCAATAAAAGAAAGATCCGGAATTGACATAGATGTTTCTGACGACACACAGATTGATTCGTATCTTGACAATCTCACATCAAAAATCATAGAAACCGAATTCAGTAAGCCTGATTCTGCGCTTTTAGAAAAAGCAAGAGAATACATCCTTAATGAAAAAGGAATCGATGAAGAAGTTTTAGCAATCGCAACAGGAATCCCTTATGGCATTGATAGAAATCAATACATGGAGTTTATAACTGTTAGAGAATTTGCTGAACAAGAAATCGCTTCTGATGATTTTGAATCGCTAAAAACTTTGTATGCAACATATCACTCACTAAAAGGCATTGCAGAAGATGACATTGAAAGTTATGTTGATGCAGATATAGAGCGAAATGATGCAAGTTTGATTGATAAAAGGAGAGAATTTCTTAGGACGTATGCTGAAAAAGGTTTGACTGATATTGATGATCAAATCACAAAAATGCATCAAGCAAAAGTTGACTTCGATACGAATAGGAAGAAAGAAGTAAATGAAGTAATTTCAACTCTATTAAAAGAGAATGAATTTACCAAGGAAGAAATCGATTCGTATATTTTAGGTACGACAAAGAAAGATCAAGAGATCACACTTCCTGATGGTACTAAAAAACAAGTAAACGCTTTTGAGAAGAAAAAATATGAGTATTCTCTAAAGAACTTAAAAGATGCAATTAAGGAAAACATTCTTTTCTTCTTAGACAAAAAAGAAGAAATAAAGATGAAGTCAGAAAACAAAGAAAAGCAAAAACAGGCAGGTAGTTTACTTAATAACTACATGAATGATATCAATTCGAAAACAGAAATGGTTTACGATAAAAAACAAGAGGACGATGGGTTCTCGACGGTTAAAAGTAATTTATAACAAAATTAAAATTTAATGAATACAGGGATTAAGGTGCAAGGCCAAATTAACGAGTATAAGATTAAAGAAATCAACATCAATAATCAGGCAGATATTGGCCTGTACTTGAACGCTCAATCTATGTATCACGTGTATCCTCACCTAAAAGGGACTAGTGATTACTATGAGTTATTAAACGATATGAAAATTAAGAAAATGGACTTTTTGGGTCCAAAATCGGAAGTTTTTGACTTGTTAAATAGGCGTATCACTAAGAAGGACCTTAACGGTAAAGATTCTGTGACTATCTATGTAGAACTTCCTGAACAGGAAAACTATAATGAAATTCGTAAGATTGAGATAGCTCCTGGGCAAGAAACAGTGGGAAGAAACAAGACCATTTGGACCATGACCGTGGACAGTGGTAACCTTACTACTAAAAACATCTATGCATTACTCGACTATCCACAAATACAGTTCACCCCTAGAAATATGGGTATGCCAGACGGTACAGGTGGATACGAGTACGAGTTTGCAGTTTCCGGTGGAGAATATGAAGATTATATCTTAGTTTCTAAATTACATGCAGGCGCAAGATTCCACAATATTGGTGCAGTAAGAGGAGAAGCAGCAGTAAATAGGGGTTCTGTAGAAATGAAACTTGGCGGAAAAGCTTTCGTATGTTATAAGTATCCATTGACAAAAATGGGTTTTGCTGTAAACATTACAGATGAAGCATGGAGAGTAGGTACAAAGTTTGTAGTTAAATCAGAAGGTTCAGACGACTTTAAGCAGAAGATGGGAACGTTTATGTTCAATGACATCGATGTTAAGTTTAAGATGGAATCAGACATGGTGTTTGATAGATACCTAATGATTGGACGTGGACATAAGCCAGGTGAAAACTTCTTAGTTGACGGCACCACACATTACGAACACATCTTAGGACCATCATTTATGGACTTCTTCCGTGGAGCAAACTCGGAGATATACTATCATCAAAGATTCCGTGTAGAAAATATACTTGACCGTATCAGAAGACAAATAACTAAGATGACTATCCAAGAAAGAGAAGGATTGGTTGTCGATGTACTTACAGGTGATGGTGGTTGGGATCTACTAGGTCCAGAGTTGGAGAAAATGGATAAACAAGGTGTTATTGACACCGACTGGATCTATGGTACTGCTCCAGGTTTAGATGCTCCAAGAAAAGGTGTGATCTTAAATAGAAAACAAATCCGTGGTTTATACTTAGACAATTACGGTACAGTTATATTCCATAATTCTGAATTGTTAAACAAAGGTATCCTTAGTGGTCAAAGAGAAGTAAGAAAAGGATTCAAACTTTCTTCTTACTGGTTTATCATCATGATTTCTAAACCTAATGATCCACAGAATCCAATTAACAATGCAATCCACTTGTATTCAAATGCAGTAATGGAGCAATACGGTGCTTTTGTAGCGGAATTCACGCCTACAGGTCCTACGCTTCAAGCTGCGGCTAATTACAAATCAGCATCGGATATCAGTGGAAGGATGTACAAAATGGTGAACGACTTAGAGAAAGGTATTTACGTGCCTAATATCTCCGGTCTGCACATCTTATACCCCGACATATACTTTAAAGATTAATAACCAAAAATAGAGAGACGAATGGTACAAACGTATGTAGTAAGGTTTAACCCTAAGCGAATAAATCAACACTTGACTTCTGGTACAACAATCAGGAAGGTAAAAGGGGAAGATGTCGTAGAAGGTAAGTTCATGGATAGGGCAATGCCCAACACTAGGACAACAATAGCCGTAAGGAAGGAGTATCCAACGAATAAACCGATGATTAGTATCTCACAGGAGACGCTAAATAAAATAGTTCCTTACTTTAATCTAATTGATACTGTAAAGGATGAAAGAATTGAAACAGCGAAGGTAGATTTTGGTATAGATGCTTTCTGGAATCATTCAGATCTTTTCTTGCCGATTGACAATAAAGGAATCGAATTGACAATTGATGATGATCCAACAAAAAATCCAATAGATTATTTTTGGTTCAGTGTCATGAAAGCTGACCCCGATTTCTTTGTGGATGACGGTAATCAAAGGAGACCTGAAACCATGAGTGAGGTAAAGTTTATTGTGCAGCCTAAATATAAGGCACAAACAACAATAAAAACCGAATACACATCACTTGTGGACAGCAGAGATACTATCAGAGCAATCTTTGGTATGTCTAGAGATAGAAAGATGTTCATCATCGATCAACTTGGAGACAATCTTTATGATCCTACCAAATCTCAAGATAGAGACCTAGAAGATTTGATTCTTGAACACCTGGATAAAAACAGGGAGAAAAGAATTGAGAACGGTATGAAATTCGGAGATTTTGTAGAAGCAGTATCAAAACAAACTGAAGATCATTTCACGATCAGTCAGAACGTTAAATACGCATTTGCTAAGGGGTTAATTGAAAAATCGGGCGACATGTATTACTACGACAATATGGCGTGTGGAAATACAGGTAAAGAAGTTGAAGAATTTTTCATGAAGCCGGAGAATAACAAAGTAATGGTTGCATTAGAACTTAAAGTAAAGCAACTTAAAAAAGGTAAGTAATGGACGCTAAAAGTGTAGTTTGGCACTTCACCAACGCACTTCATGACGTTGATGACAAAAAATATAAAGATTTAAAGTTATCTCGAAAAGTTGCGATAATTAATAGGGGGAAAGATATACTTTTCGATAAGATTTTAACACATAGGTCAAAAAATCCAGTATTCGATCAATGGTTAAGACCACTCGAAATAGATGACTTCCCTTTACAGATTGAAAAACAAACGGACGAGTACATACTTTATAAGTATCCTGAAAGATTTGCAGTAGCAACATATGGAAGGATAGAAGCAAAGAAAGGAGAATGTTTAGCTAAATTTGAAGCAACACCAATCATGGATAAAAGCGCAGCAAATGCGATAAACAATCCATTTTGGGAGCCAAGTTTTGAGTTTGAACAAACTTTCAGGACTAAAAATAAAGATGGAATTAAGATTTGGAGGAAAGGTTTTGATATAGAAAAGGCATATATGTCATACTTACAAAGACCTGTGGACTTACACGCACCAACTCTTAATGAAACCGGAAATGGGTACATATACCACGACAACAAGCGATATACAAAAGATGTAGATTTAATGTTAGGAGATGGTGCATATTTACCACTTATAGAGATAGCAGTCCTTTTAGCAACAGATAATGCAGGAGATTTTAATCTTCAAGTAAATAAAATTTTAAATATTAAACAAATTTAACAAATGGGTAAAAGAAGCCTTTCATCACGATTCATAGCAACCACGAACAATCAGGTTCTCTTTCCAAGGAACCAAGATGTCCATGACGCTAACGGGAAAGTAATCCCAAAAGTAGGTCAGCCTGTTTTATGGGTTCCAAATACAAATAAATCTATTGACGCAACTGATCTACCTACTACTAATGTCTTTGAGTTAGCAGTAGTAACTCAACAATTGGTTGGTAATAAAAAAGTAAAAAGATTGACTACTATAAATGGTTCTGATTGGGACCTTTGTAGAGATTCATTCTTTGTTACCAATACACTTCCGCAATGTGCAGTTCCACAGAAAGTCAATATGTATTTCGACTGCGTGGACCCATATGGAGAAAAAGGCGTATCGATTGCTATTGAATACCGTGATGCCTATACTCAAATGTTGAGAGGTGGTGACGGTACTATGCAATGGCAGTTTAATTACGCACCGCCGAATCCAACAGATTGTGAAGGTTGTCCAAACCCTAATGTTTCATGCTGGGACTACGCTTGTGGTCTTGCGTGGGAGATTAACAGATACAATGGTAAGGATAAAGAAATCGAGCAAGTAGGCTTAGTCAATAAAGGAGATAGTATCTACTTCCCTATCAAAGCAGCAGCAGTACCATATGGTAGATTACTACATAAAGTATGTCTTTCTCCTGGATCAACAGATTGTGCATCTTGTAATGTACTTACAGGTTTAGAATCAATTACGATTACTAAATCAACTGATAGTGCAGGAGAAGCCATAACACCAGTGGTAACGGTAATCGACCTTACACAATTCACTGAAAATGATCTGACAGATACAGAACAAGTACTTACTGAAATTCAGGAGTATTTGACACAACAACTAGAACCATTAGCAGTATTTGTGAATATCGCAGGGGGCATGGGAAAATGCTGCCAGTATGAAATCGAGATTGGTGGATGTTTAGATAGCGCAGTACTTACAACAGCAACAGGTCCAATACCATTTGTTACAGAAAATCCATGGATAGGCATTCCTGTACCATCTTTCTGTAAGCCATGTAATGAGCCAAATGCAGATTATAGTCCTAAGTGTTTGATCAGATTCTATACTGAATCTATCACAGCGCCATGCCAATGTGGATTGCCTGCGACAAATTTGAACTTCAATAACTTCTACAAACAAATAATTGATATCCACGGTCTAGAAGGGTTTAGACAAGATAAACTTGAAGTCCATTTTGTTCAAAAACAACAGTACCCACTTAACTTCGGTCATACATTCATAACATTGTTAGAGAGTAGACAATCAATCGGTGGTAGAGGTGCGAATATGTGGGAAGGTGGAGAGTATTACGGAAAGTACCCACAACAAATGAACAATCACAAGTTTTGGGATGCATTGTTCAACATCAAGTGTGAAACTGCATACTGTTCAGTAAACTTGCTTGTTAAAAAAGGAGATGAAGGTTGGCCGGTAGGAAATTATCATCCAGTAACATCAGAAGCAGAAACATTACTTCTAGTTCCTACAACAGACAGTGCAACATTTGCAAGTATCAAGACCGTCTTTGATTACTTCGCTACACTAGGTAGGTGTAACAAGATCACTTGGTCATGTTTCGATCCATTGATTGCGACATCAGTAGTTATTACAGGAGCAGCAACAGATGACATGGAAGCAGGCGGAGCAACAGTTGACTTAGGTACAACAACAACGCCAGGTACAGCACCAAATACAGGTACTTGGACTTCAAGCAATCCAACTGTAGCAACAGTAAATTCATCAACAGGAGTAGTAACACCTTTAGCAGTAGGTATCACGTTGATAACATTTACAGCAACTTCAAATCCATCTGTAAAAGCTTACAGAACTGTTGAAGTAACATCGTAAAGCATAATTGGAATTTTGGTTATTAAATAGTCGTTTCAAGAGGATGGGGTGTGATAACCCCATCTTTTAAAATAAAAAACACAAAATGAATTTATCAGGTTTTTTAAAAAATATAGTTCACGAAGTTTCCCGAAAAAATATGTTGATTGAAGGGTTAATCAATGATATTTTTAAGGCAAAATTAGAGTGTGGATGTTTCGGTTATGATTGCTGTGTTGGCTTTACTCAATTGGCTAGTCATGATAAAGCCATAAAGAAGGGATTGTATTTTGCAGATAATGGCGATCTATATTTTGGCACACTTGAACAAGCAAAAGCAGTAAGAGCAGGAGATCCGAATACAGGAACAAAACTTAACTAATGAACTGTAAGTTTTGTGCGAAACATATCAACTTCGAGTTCCGAAAAATATCAGATGATTTATATTCTATTATAGATTTATCTGATTATGAATTTAAAGAGATGTTGGATGTTTCAGGACTTATAACATTAAAAATTAAAACGCCTGCAAAGGAAACTTTCGAGTTGATGATACCGGCAGGAAATTCTCAACAGTTTTCGGCAAAAAACAAAGGTTTAATTTGCCTGCAAGATGGGATCTATTGTATAGAAGTAACATCTTGTGGAGTTCCAATCAAAAAGAACATAGGTTTCTTTCCAAAGATGGAAGGAGATATAAATAACCTGATAGTAACAACAGGAGATAAAGCAACCTTCAAAGAGTTACGTCAGGATTTTGAAATCATGAAAATATTGTATGAATATGGTGACACAACATCCGGCGAGCGCATATACAGAGATCTTCAAGATCTGCTTAAAGGATGCAGGTCTCCAGGAGCATGCATGGGAAAGGTTCAAGGTCACATGCGCAAGTGAATGTAAAGATAGAGATTGTCGAAAGTCTTGCGGTTGTAAAAAGTGTGTAAAGAACTGTAATTATCCATTAGCTGAAGAATTAATGGATTTATCGAATAGAATTGATAGTTTTATAATAAATAAAGGTAAACCTTATGGTCAATATTTAGGATTTGGATATCCAATAGTATGCATGAGTAAGACCAAAGAACTGATAGTGTATAAGGATATACTATTAAAAATGCACGAAGGATTGTTGTGGGAAGAAAAAGGGTTGAAAGTAACTCACCCAATTTGCCCAAATGAGTTTCCAAAATTGAAATCAGAAATAATAGCAATTATAGGAAATCAAACAATACAGTACACCAATGAAGTCCGTGACGAATCAAATATGGACGATTGGTTACTTAAAAATCCTAAGTGTGTGTCATTTGACAGATGGAAACGAGTTTTTTATAACTTATGCTTTTCTCCGGAGATCACAGTAACACCAATCATAGAAAAGAAATGTAAATTCATTTACAGTGTAGTTTCTAAAGAAAAGGACCAATGTGAAATAATATCTAAGGCAGTAATTCAAGCAGACAAAAAGTGTGCAGTAGATTACAGTGTAAAAATAGATGAAGGCAAGTGTAAGTTGGAATATAATGCAATCATCAAAAAAGGTGAGTGCGAAATCGAATACTCGGCATTTGAAAGTGCTAAAAAATGTGGATTTACCACAAAATCAATAGCAGCTTTAAATAAATGCGGTGTATCAATAAAGTCAGATCCAAGCAATAATGATTGTGTAATTCTGACTACTTCAGCAGGGGAAATATCCTGTAACAAGACAAATTATAAGTTTATTATTAATAATATACAAGAATGCAGCAATATACAATAAGTGTAGCAGATATAGTCAGGGCAAACGGTTTAAGTTGTCCACCGGATAAGATTAATATCGTTTTTGAACAGCCTGAATGTGCGGATGTTGTTTGTATTCAAAACGCTACAACAATTACTATATCCATACCTGATGGGTGTGATCAAAAATGTTTTTATGGTGTCGCTTCATGTGACGTAGAGTGTGATACTTGCGGAGACATGAGAGTAGAAATCTGCCCTTGTATGGACAATACAGGTTGCGGACCTTGTTCTATTTGTGACCCAGTGAAACATATCTGTATTAGTAATTGTGGTCCAGGAAAGATTTGTAGTGAAGAATGTGGCGGTTGCGCAGAGTGTGACAGTGAAACGCCTTGTCCAGGTGATAAAGTATGCCAAAACTGTAAATGTGAATGTCCAACAGATAGACCATATGCAGGACCAAATGGCACATGTATTGACTGTAGAGATAAAAACGATTGCCCACCTTGCCATGAGTGTACTTCGACAGGGTGTAAACCTATTGTATGTACCACGGGTGTATGTAACGACGAAAAAGGTTGTGTAGAGTGTAATAGTAAAACAGATTGCCAAGGAGCCAACAAATGTTGCGACGGAAACAATAAATGTGTTTGTTGTCCAGGATTTGTACAAGATCAAGATGGTAACTGTATTCCCGCACCTGATTGTAAAGTAGATAGCGATTGTGGAGATTGTTTATCATGCGATATAGCAAGTGGAAAATGTAAACCAACAATATGTCCTCCAGGCACCGTATGTGTAAAAGACGGATGTTTACCAATATGTGATTGTGATAGTCCATTATGTGACACGAACAACGCATGTATCAGATTAAATGAAAGTACTTGCTACTGTTCTTCATGTTCAGGTAGTTGTGCTAACGGTGAGCCATGCGGACCAGGTTGCTACTGCGATAAAACAGATGGTAAGTGTAAACCGAATCCTTGTGCAGGATCATGTGCGAATGGTACAGATTGCGGTCCAGGATGCGGATGTAATAAATTGACAGGAGCATGTGAACCATGTGGAAGTGTACCTTGTGGTACGCCATGCGATAACTTACTTGGTTGTGGATGTCCTGACGGCACAAATTGCGGAGACTTACCTGATTGCGGCGGCGACTGTACAAATGGTAGCGATTGCCCTCCAGGTTGTGGATGTTTCCGTGGTAAATGTGTAAATTGTGCAAACTTTGATTGTGTACAATGTGCAGAAGTAGACGGATGTAAATGCGTTGGTACTAAATGCGAGACGGATCCTGATAGAGATTGTAAAGATGTCGCAGAATTGATCAAAGATGAAGCGAATTGTAGCCTTACGGCTAAATTTGACATCAAAGATCCATGTTCTTGTGCAGTTATTACAGCAGGCGTGATACCGACAAACTTCCTAGTAAATGGAACAGGTTCGCAAGGGAATCCAGTAGTATTAAGAGGTTCTTTCAGGGTGCAACTTAGAAAAGGAAACGTTCTTAATAAGAATTTATTCCTTAACTATCCATTACTTAATGATACGTCAAATGCATCTATCCTTGATAATGAAATGCCAACAAATGGTCAGATAAAGGCTATAACATATGGCATTATCAGAGATGAATTGACAGGTACTAATTTACCTAGAGTAGAAGTAAGTCGACAAACAATTAGTATTGGAGGATTGACAGAAGTAACATTTGAAAACTTAAATCTTGGTACAATCCAAGGATTAATGGGTAGCATAGTTGCTTATGAAGTAGAATTCTTTGTATCTTCTAAATTAGAGTTTGAAAGCGATTGTGATTACCTAGTAACGCCATTATTCAAAATAGCAGGTACAGCTTCAGTTCCACAAAACATGGAACTTGTAAATCAAGTATATGCAATAAAAGGCTTAACTTCTGCAGGAACAAGAAAACCTGCGCTTATTTGGCAGAAAGCAAAACCAGGTGAATCATTCACAAAAGATAAGATATTCCGTAAAGTTTATGCAAGCAAAGGAACAGACGGTAAATACACAGATACATTATATGGTCCAGGAGAAATACCTGCGGGCGATCCATATCCATTGACTTCTCCACAAGGAGAACTTTGGAACGGATACAACTATAAAGTATCATCCGATTGTTCTTGTGACGAAGCATCTTTAGATAACTTGTATTTCTGTAACCTTGATAAATTCAAATATAAATTTGGGAATACAGGATGTCAAACAAGTATCCAGATCACGGATCCATTTAATCCATGTCCGATAAATGATATTCTTTCTCAATTCAATACGCCAAGTTATAGTGTACCGAGTGAGACACAAACAAGATTTGAGTTATTCTTTAATGGTAAGATAGCTTATGAATGGATTGGTAAATTAACACCAGGATTTACGGTAAATTCACCTGAAACAATTACATCTGTAACATTAGTACAATTTGTGGGCGACAAAGAAATTTGTAGAAGAACATTCAGTCACCCATACAGCTTACCAAATCCGGTTATAAACTTCAACTGTAAAGATGGAGAAGATAATTCAAGAGTAATCGTATCTATCAATCAAGAGACAGGAGATCCTAAGATAAATGGCATTAAGTTTGGTCTTGGTGGACCAGGCGGAATAGAATACGTATCTACATTGTCAGGCTTCTCTCAAACGGGAATATTTACAGGTACAATTACTAAATCTATACCTAAAGACTTAATAGGTATGAACTACTTAGTAATTCATGTAACATTTACGAATGGATGTTCAAAAGAAATTGAACTTCCTAAATGTAATACGGAAGTTACAGCTAATCCATTTCCTACGCCATATGCATACGGACAGTGTAATCCAATCGGAGGCAACCCAACCATTGTAGTGTCTGCGTTCGGATTTAATCCAACAACAGTAAGGTACTCATTAAATGGTGGTGCTCCACAGATAAGCAATGAGTTTCATAATGTAACACCGGGTAATTATATAGTAACTGTTACCGACGGCGCACAAACAGCAACTACGCCAGTAACTATTTTCGCACCAATCGAGCCGGAAGTTTATCTTGAAAGTTCAACAATATGCGTAGGGGGTAACACAAAATTAGTAATACTTGCAGAAAGCGGTTCAGTATTCACAGTAAATACACCAACTTCAACCATCAATAACGCTACTACGGTAAATGGTAGATATGAGTTACTTATTCCTTATAGCCTTGGAGCAGCAGGTAATTATCAAGTAACGCTGACATCATCTCCAAACGGTGAATCTTGTCCTTTCTTCTCTAAAACAGTAACACTTGCAATAGGTGGTCAGAATTTGACGCCAACAATAGAAATAGAGGCGGGTACTTATTGTGTTGGTAGTCCGATTAGATTTAGAATATTGAATGGTAATGGAGCGACATTTACGGTATCATCTAATGGTACAGGTACGATCACAGATTTAGTTCAGGCAGGATCAGAATACAATGGTCTTTATACGCCAAATACAACAAGTGGGCAAATACAGATCACAGGACTAATTGGTTCAGACACTTGTAATACAACAACTAATCCGACATTATTGGTCACTTCTACAGCAAGTCCGATAATAACTAGTTCTATTGCGCAATGTCAACCTGATAATACGGTTACAGTAGTAGTAAATGCAACTGGTGCCACAAGCGTTAAAGTCCAAAATGTAAACGCAGTAGAATCTCCAATAGGAGTATGGACCAGAACAGGAATTACTGGACTTACAAGTGCTTCAATAATTGCACAAGTAGGATCATGTCAAGCATTAAGTTCAGTGGATATAGATAATTGCTTCTGTCCAACAGGAGAACCTATTATACTTTCAAGTGCTAATTTGTGTGGGTCAGGTAATGCAGTATTCACTTATGATTATTTCGATGGTCAAACGCCAAATGGTTCATGGACCTATAGATGGCAGACACTTATTGCAGGTAATTGGGTAGACCAAACAATAGATGATACTTATTTACCATTGATAAACCCAGTATTTACTTATGGACTTGCGCAAAATCAAAGTGTAACAGCAAGAATAGTATTTACAAACGGTACAAACAATTGCCAGTACAATTCAGCAGCACATACAGTAACTTCAAGTGCTTTTGTAAATCCGCCAAATATCACAATTAGTCCGATACCGACACTTGTGGGTAATAGTGCTACGTTGACGGCAAGTGCAGGATTCAGTACATATCAGTGGAAGATCAACGGTACAAATGTTGGTACAAATAGCAATACATATACTTTCGTACCAACAACAGCAGGTTCTATCACAGTACAAGTAGATGTAACAAATGCGCAAGGATGTACAGCGACGCAGACAACTAACTTTACAATAGGTGTAAATTGTCCGGATGTTCCGGTAACATTCTTACCATCAGGACCATGCCAAAACATTAATGTACAGATAACTAATACCACAGGAGTAGCAATCGACTATACCGTAACGGGTACAGGATCATTAAGTACGCCAATAAGTCAGACAGGAACGGTTCCAGGTACAAACATTATTGTAATAGATGCAAGTGGATTAGATCCTAATGAATCAGTAACTTCACTTGATTTTGTTTTCACATACCAAGTAGGCGCCAACCCTGAATGTACAGTAAATAAGACGTTAGCGCTTAGTTATACAAGATGTCAATATTCTTTTGGATTTGCAGATGGTACGCCAGGGGCGATAACAACGAATTGCGGAATAGGATTGTATTACGATCAAGTTGTATTTTTCTATGGTAATTTCACAACACCATGTACAGGAACTAGGAATTATATTGTAAAAGTATTTGACGCAACTGATTTAGTAACGCCAATACTTACTAGTAGTGCGTTTACGATAAATGCATCAGGTTCAGAACAATGTAGAGGTAATGTTACTAGACAATTATCAGTACCGAGTGGACTTACTATATTTGACAAAGTAACATATGAAGGTAATGATTTTGATTTCGTTCTAAGAGTTTATGAAGCGACAGCGCCAACAGTACAAATAGGACCGGACGTAGAATACCCTACATTTACTTTCCCTAGTTGCTAATTAATAATAATATAAAAGAATAATAAATGGGTGGTTTTTATAATACATATGGGTGCGGATGTGGAAGTCCAACGATTTTCACACCCGCTCCTAATTGCGATGGGTGTATAGTTGCTCCTACTATCAGATGGGGATGTGACGTAGGACCTATTCCAGGCGGCACAATGAACTTTAATATAGGCGATGAAACCAACATTAAGTTGCCAAATGGATTTAATTATACTTATGAGTTATTCGATTTCGATACTTCGGGTATAAATTCTGCTACTGTTTCTGCAATAGGAAATGTAGTAGTAAATTTTAAGAAAGTTTGGAAGAAAAGAAAAGAGTATCGACTTAGATATAAGATCAGACAACAGAATGGTATTCAATCAGCGACAGGGGAGATTTTCTTCTGTATGAGAAACCAATGCTTAGGATGTCCAGGAGATTGTGACCCTTTAACTGCGGATTGCGTGACTATGATGCCTTTTGATTTCAGTATTGATTGTAATACAACGGCGACTGCGAATATTCCGAATTGGATAGCAGATGCAGTTTACTTCGAGAACGTACCGGTATGTGTATCTAGCATTACTTTCAATCCAGGAACTAAGGTACTTACAGTTATATCTACGGGCGGCGGCTGCGTAAATGGAACAGTTTACCCAATTAAAGTAATCGGAGTGAAAGGAACGGTAAGTAAGCAGACAGTACTTAACTTCAAACTTAACGATAGATCAATAGGTGTATATTGCCCACAAGGACAAGTAGCTAATAAGTGTACAGGCAATTGCGAAGAAGTACCTTTAGATTTGCAGGTTAATTCAGGTATCGATTTACAAACATCATAAAAAAAAGATAAGAATGAACATATTTGATATAGGAGTAAATCACTTACCACAGACTATCACAGTACCAACACAAAAGGTATTGTGGAAGATAGTAGCAAAAAATAATGGTAGCGTAAATCTTACCACAGGCGTAACGTTGCAACTTACATGGAGTACACCGGTGATATACCATCGTACTTCGGACGTGACGGATACCGCAGGTCAAACATTCGGTAATGGAACGGCGGCGAGTACATTCCTGAATAGAGCCACAGGCTTATGGACAATTGGTGGACTTACAGTAGGACAAGAAAAAACATTGATAGTAGAGACATCTCTACCTTCAGGCACAAATCTTGCAACAGCTTTACCATTATCATTGACAAAAGTTATTTCAGTAACAGGAATAACAGATACCGAATCGGGAAACAATATAAGTATTGACATCTTACTTGGACCATCATTGGATATTGAGTGCGCTCCGGCGGCGGCGGCAGTATCAGGACAAGGATGCAGATGTTCTGCAGCAGAAAACGATACCCCTTGTAATTATGGGATAACAGAATGGAGAGTAGTTCCTGAAAGTTTAGTAAATACAGTTTTAGAGAACTTAAATTTTGATCAAGCAACAGGAACCTATACTAGATATCAAATCGACCCGACACAAGCAGCTACTTTCCAAGTAGGAATATACTGTATAGTTGACGGAGATGTAGTAGCAGGACCATTCCTAAGCACGGAGACAATACCACCTTTGTATTCAGCAGGCTTATATAGTATGACAACGGATGAAACCGATGAAAATATCTTATTTTTAAGAGGAGAAACAGTAGTAAGTACAATATCCGTATGTGACATCGTAGATACATGTTCTACTATCACCATTGATGACCTTTCAGCATAATAAACAAACGAAATGGCAAAAGTAGTAAAGAGAGCAGACCTAAGTAAGAAGGATTATCGAGTAGATGCAGGAGTACTTCGAGTAAAGGATTCTGTATTTAATATCATATCAGATATAGGTGATGGATCAAGAGCGGACTTCAACGAAATTGATCCGTTACTTTATTGGCCCGCTCCTGCAAATCCAAAGACAGGAGCAGTAGCGCATGTACTATTCAACGACGGATTAGGTTATTATTCTTTCAATGGTACTGAATGGTCGCTGAATTTCTTTTATCCAAGTAGCGCATATGTTTCGCCAGGTCCTAAAGTCTATAGAGCACTACTTACACAAAGTGGTACAAATGCGCCTGTAGCAACAGTATTAGAGAATACTTTGGGTACTATTACTTTTGGTTATGATGATGTTGGCTCCTATTCTATAAATAGCGTATCGTTATTTACTAGTAATAAAACTATTATTAGTATTGGAAACACATCTAATAATAGTGTAGACCCTGCAATAACATACACATTATGGGCTTCATCTAGTTTTATACAGTTAATATCTTATAATTTATCAACATCGGATTGGGGTAATTTCTTGTTATTACGGACACCCATAACAATAGAAGTATATCCATAAATGACTACATCATAACTTTAAAATATAAAAGATAACAATGGCAGGTAAAAGAGTAATAAAATTAAGTGATATATCCCGTAAAGACTTTTCAGTCGAAATGGGTAAGCTTAGCGTGAAGACATCTTCTGCTATTGCTAGGAGTAATGATGGGTCGGGAAACTTAGTTTTATTCAATCCATCTGACCCATTAGCAGGATGGGTAATGCCTGCGAATATAAAAGATAAGGGGACAATACACGTACAGTTTAGTAACGGTATTGCAGCTTTTGAATATATATCAAATGTATGGTATTTCAGATTTTTTCAACCAAATGCAGCGAATACAGCAATTGTTTCAGCAGATCCTGACAATTCAATCACACCAGGAAGCGATGGTGGCGCATACTTAGACGTTAGTGGTCTAGGCGGCGGCGGTGGCGCAGTTTCTTCTGTAACAGGCACATTACCTGCAGGAAAGACAATCGCTACTCATAATAACGGTATAGGTGGATCAACCATAATAAGAGAGACTGTAACTACATTAGTAGTAGCGGGGCAAGATGGAACATATACTAATGAGAACGGCGTAGCAAGTACTTTCAAGCAAGCAATCCAATACAATACAGGAGAAGTAAGAAATGGTGGTGTTGGTGATCCTTCATTAGTGATACAAGCAGGTGCAGTAGTAGAAGCAAAGATTGGTGTAGGAGCGGTTACTGAAGGTAAAATAGGCGCAGGGGCAGTTACTAATGCAAAACTAGGCCTAGCATCAGCACACAGTATAAAAGTAAATAATACGGCATCTGCTGCAAGCCCAAACGACTTAGTAATAAACGAAAACAACCTTGTAGGTAGATCTACAGGTTCTTCGGTATCTAACATAACATTAGATAGCAATTTTTCTATAGTAGGAGGTCAATTAAGATATGTTGGCGGCGGCACCACATCAATATTGTATTCCGCATTAGCAACACTAGTATCTACAAACGCATTAGTAATAGGAAGAAGATATCTAATAACAGATTATCAGACAGTACATACAATTCCAGGAACTTCTGACACTAATACAGCACCAGTAGAAGCCTTAATTGTCACGGCAATATCAGTAAACACATTATCACCGATAGCATACTCCATTGATAATCCAAATGATATTATATTTTACAACATATCAAATGCTGATACTAGTAAAGTCCAGGGGCAAACAAAAGGATTTATAAACAGGAGAATAGATACTGTAAATAACATCGATGTACCATTTGACTTCCGTAATGTAAAATTCCGTAGATGGGAGATAAACGTTACAAATGCATGGGACATAGGAACAACCTATAATGACACAGCAGTAGTAAGAACATCAAATGGTATTTACTTATCAATGATAAATAGCAATACAGGTAATGATCCTGATTTAGATACTTATCATTGGATGAAATTCGCTTTCGCAAATGCATCTTACACATCAGTAACGTCGACGCAAATAGCATTATCAGGATATAATATCCCAGTATCTACTAATTTCCAAGATCGATTAATAAATGTAAACAAAAATACAATTATTAATTATGGTGGTAATTATGCTAATGCAAACAAGATAGAGAAATTCAATGTAGTATTCAATACTAGCTGTACAAATACAAATATAAATGTAGTCCAAGGTAGCGGAACTATTGATGTGATCAGGGAAACAAATATTAAATCAAGCCAATTTACAAATATTTACGGAGCGACATTCCAAACAAGTACAATTAGCACAGAGTATGTAGCAACTGTATTTTTTGGAGAATTAGATGACTGTATTGTAAATGGTAATTTGGTGTCTTCCAACATAAAAGGAATGTCAAAGTGTAGTTTTACGCCAAGTTCGGATACAGGATTTTTAATAGTTAACTATTCAGGAGCAGGCGCAAAATTCACATTTAACACATTTATAGGACTAGTAAACACCTTAAAAATACTTTACGATACTGAAACATTTATATTTACAACGATCAAAGATTTAGCTTCTTCTGCATCTGCATTAAGCTTTATTTCAGCAACAAGAGTATTTGCCAATCATACCAAAGACATAGTGAGAAACAGCGCAGGTGTAGCAAAACTTTTATACCTAAATGACCTTACAGATCAAGTAACAGCAGTAAACGCAAACGCATAATAAATGACGCCAGAACAAATAGAACATCACGTAAAGTTTTTAAATTGCCATAAAAATGTATTTTATGACGCAGATAATCCACGTCCAGAAGTAGGTAAAGAAGATGTACTTTACGTAGATAATGAGACAGGTATTATTTATATTTGGGATGGTAGTGAGTATATTACTGCTGATGTAGAACAAAGAATATGTCTTAATACTGCTACACCTGCTTTTGCGCCTTTAGATAACAACAATCCTACTACAGCAGAAGTAGAAGCTTATGTAAACACTAATCTATCTCCTTTACAATTAACAAATGGAACACAAATAGTCTATTTTGTAGGTGATGGTGGTAGTTGTGATAATCCTGATTTTATATGGACGTTAAATAATAATGAAATTACATTATCTAATAAGAGAGTATTTAATACTAAAACTATTTATGTAGATGCTGGCAGCGGAAGTGATGTAACAGGTAGAAGTGGGTATAGAGAGTTTCCTTTTCAAACATTAAATGCAGCAATAGCTGCGACACAAACAGGAGACTTATTAAAGGTTTTCCCAGGTACATACACACAAACAACTACAATACAAAACCTTATAAATATAGATTGTGATAATGGCGTAGATTGGACATTTACAGGTAACTTTTTTAATAATACACCTGATAGCCTTTTAGATGTAACTACAACTTGGAATTTTGATGTACTAAGATCAACACTTACTACTACTGGAACAACTATACATAATTTAGGTATTAAGAATAGCTTAGGTACATTTATACTAAATGCAAATAAATTAGAGTATGTATATCATACAGCTAATAATGCTATAAAACAAAGATCAATAAATGTAAAAAAACTTATTAGTTCTTATATAGTTGCAAGTTCATTATCCCCAACAGTAGATGGGGTTGCAGAAATAAATTTAGATTACTATGAAAGAACAATTACAAATAACAGTGCTTTACTTATAGGTGCTCAAATGAGTGATAATTCAAAATTAATTACACGTATAAAAAATTTAAAGTCTATAAATAGTAGATCAGGTTATGGGAATACACCAACAATAGGTTATTACTTTAGTTCTGATTCAGGTATAAATAAACAATACATCACTATAATAGATAATGTAACACATGACGACCCTAATATATATGTAACACCACCAACAGCTTTATCAAGTCATGCAGCCTGGGGAGTAACACCGTCCACTAGTGGTAGTGGACAATTAATATATTTACAAAGTGGTTTAAGAAGTGGTTCTATTTATAATTTTGAAATAAACAATTTAAAATTAAATGGGTCAGGGATATCTTATTCTAATGCATCAATAGTAGCAGATAAGTTAACATTAAATATAAAAATAAAAGGTACATCTTTAAAAGGTATTCCTATTTATTTATGGAATAATATATACACAAACTCTATTATAAATATAGACATAGATATGGTGTGTGAAACTTCCCCTGGTATTGTTTTTGATAATTCTGTAACAGCATCAACTAATGTAATAAATATAACAGGTAAGATAGTATCTAAATACGCAGGTATGCCCTGTATAACAATATTAGCGCCTACAAATAACACCATAAATTTAAAAGATTTAATTCTTATTAATGATGGTACAGTGAGCCCTATAATGACTAGTCAAGTAACTCCTCAAAATGTACAAATACAAAATGTAGTAACAAACTCTCTAGTAGTTGACCCTAATATCACAGAAGTAGGTCAATTAATCATTAGAAACGCAAATAATAATTTTTAATTTATTTTAAAATTTTATATTTTCACATATGTTGTGCCTGTAATAAAATATTTAGCATTGTACTTTGCCTGTAAATCTTTAATAGATAAGCCATATG